TGGATGAAATTTGGAATTACCACCCAGATAACCCAAATAAAAAAGATGTTATAACCGAATATAACCAGTTATTAAAGATAAAAGGGGATATTGAAAACGAACTTGAATCTTTAAAATAAAAAAAAAATGCCTTGGTGGTGGAATTGGTAGACACGCCGGACTTAAAATCCTGTGAGCTGAAAGCTCGTGCCGGTTCGACTCCGGCCCAAGGTACATATTTATAATCATGATTGATGCAAATAGACTATTTGGATACTTTGATGATTCAGGTAAAACACCTGAGGAAGTAAAGGTGGAAGAGAAAGGATTTTCTAGGGAGATTAAAGAATCTCCTACTTGGAAAATTAATATGTTTAAGAGAATTATAGCTAACCATTTAGGTTTCCAACAAAAGATTTCTATCTTCTTTAAGAAAAAAAATAAAAATTGGGATAACAAAGAGGGTGAAGAACATACTAACCTTGTAGTATATAATAGAGCTTGGCATTACATTAAAGATGTTGATTTAAATGATAAGTATTATGTGATGGAATTATTAGACCATGATCCTTTAGAATTATCTTATTGTTTGCAACTTACATTAAAATATTTTGAAAATAAAGAAGAATATAAAAAGTGTGCCCATCTTTTTAAAATTATAAAATTTATTGAAGAAGTTTTTGAAGATAATTTGGAATAGCACCTTTTCCCGTGTATATTTATACCACAGGGTTTGGGAAAAAAGGGGGTAGAAACAAGGGTTTGAACCCGGGGGTAAAACATTACAAATATAAGTTATAAAAATAAGTCATGAGAAATAGAAATTTAATCGATCGTAAATTAGATCAACTAGAAACTACACTAATTACATTACAACAAATTGTCAATAGACAATCACCAATTGAATCCTATAAAGCTAACATTATTAAAGCTCAAGGGTTAGTTGGAGATTTAAAAGATATGGTTGAAGCAGAACCTATGTCACCTGGTGAATTAAATAAAGTATAAATAAAGGTTATGAATTTAACAGCAGAACAAATCCAAGCGAACTGGGAAGAATTTAATTCTAATATTAGAACCCATATTGAGGGAGATCGTAAATATAAATTACTTGATTTTTATAAAAAATATGAAGAGCGTATTATCTTAATGCCTGCTGCCCATAAAAAAGAGTACCATAATGCATTCCCAGGTGGGTATGTAGAACACGTAAACAGAGTAGTTCGTTGTGCTTTAAAACAATATGAACTATGGAAAGAAGAAGGGGCAGATATGTCTACCTTTACCTTGGAGGAACTAGTTTTCTCTGCTATTAATCATGACCTTGGTAAGATGGGGGATGAAGACAATGAATCTTACATCCCCCAGACTGACCAATGGAGAAAGGATAAATTGGGAGAGGATTATATGTTTAATAAGAAGGTACCTTTTGCCTCTGTTCCTGATCGTGGTTTATTTCTACTTCAGTCTCATGGTGTGCCATATACATTTAATGAAATGTTAGCCATTCAGACACATGATGGTTTGTATGATGAAGCAAATAAAAAATACCTATTTGCCTTTATGCCAGAACAAAAACCACGTACCTGCCTTCCATTTATTTTACATCAGGCAGATTTAATGTCTGCTCGTATAGAATTTGAACGAGAATGGTTACCTAAACTAAAAGGGGAAGATAGCGTGGAGCCCCAAAAGAAAAATTATACATTAAACAAGAAAACTAGTTCAAAATCAAAGGCACTTAATACAATATCAAGTCCAGGATTAAAGAATATGTTAGACAGTTTATGATATTAGAAATTATAATAGGAGTATTAGGGTTATTAGTCGTTATCTTAGGGTATACGACTTTTAACCTTTTACAAAAAAATGAGAAAGCAGAGGACATTATTGTTTCTCAAAACATGTTTATTACAAAATTCACTGAACAAATAAATAATTCCCAAAAACGTTTAGAAGAAATAGATGAAAAAGGAGTATTTCAAGGTGATGATGAAATTGGTTGGTTTTTTAATGAAATAAAAATAATTCAAAATGATCTTTCACGATTTAAAATCGACGAATAACAAATGGCCCCAAGAAAACGAAGAAAAAAGAGTAAAAACTACTTTACTCATGATACAGAATTAGCTATTGTTAGATATAACAATGAACCTGATTCTGAAGTTAGAAGTAAGATATATCAAGAAGAAATACATTACCCTTTCTTTAAACTTACTCAAAATATAATCCACACATTTAAATTTTACCATACAGAAGTTACAAATTTAGAACATTTGCAACATGAAATAATTACATTTTTATTATCTAAAATGCATTTATTTGACCCAACTAGAGGAGCAAAGGCATATTCGTATTTTGGAACTATAGTTAAACGTTGGTTAATCTTATATAATACTAAAAATTATAATAAAAAAATTAATAAAGTAGAGGTTGATGTTTTAAATAGTGATAACTCTACTCATACTTACAGTATTGGTGATGAAACTGTAAAAAGCGATTTAGATAAATACATGGACATATTTGTGGATTATGTATCTGAAAATTTATTTGAGTTGTTTCCCAAGGGTAACGATGCAGCTATTGCTGATGCTATACTTGAACTCTTCAGACGTAGAGAAAGTTTAGACATTTTTAATAAAAAAGCATTATACATTTATATACGTGAAATGGTAGATGTAAAAACACCTAAAATTACTAAAATAGCAGACCAACTTCATAAGATATTTAAATCTAGTTATATACATTATTTAGATACTGGATATGTAAAATTCTAGATTTTTATATTTATAATAAAACATTAATATGAGCGCTCTAGACGAAAACATATTTGGTAAGAAAAAATTCTCTGATATCTTAAAGGAAATTTATGATAATCAAAAAGAGAAACAAAAACAAATAACAGGGTTAATTTCTGAGTTAAAACCTCTTATTTCTGATATTGGGGATGCTACTTTAATTGTTCCACTTATTAAAGAATATATGGAAATTGGTGTTCGTAATGACGAACAATTAATTAAAATGGCTACCATAGTCCAACGTGTAGTAAATAATTCCCCTTCTGGTGACAATGTAATGTTAACAGATGAAGAAAAAGAACAATTACTAGAAGAATTAGAAAAAATAACCCCACCCCAAGAAGATAAAGAGTAATGCCATATGATAATCAATATGGATGGGATAGTGCAGTAAATATTGCTGCTAATCAAGGTTTAACCGAAGAACAGGTTCTAAATCTAATACGCTCTTATACAAAAAGTTTAAAACCCGCTAGAGTTTTAGACATAGTATTAGATGAAACTTCAGAACTATTTCAAAATTTACAAGGATGGAATTCTTTAGGGGCTGTAAAGTTTGAATATATTGAAACAGCCGTTAATAGACAAAAACAAAGTTTTAAAGTTGCTTATCCTTTACTATCAAACCAGAAACAATACCCTTTAGAAAACGAAATAGTATATATTATTGACCTACCTAGTACTAGAATAGGTGAAAATGATAATGCTGAACGTTTATATTATGTGAACACTGTTGCTCTTTGGAATCACCCCCACCATAATGCTTACCCAAATCCAAACCAAGGAGACCAAAAACCATCAGAAAATCATGATTATCAACAAATAGAAGGAGGTCTAGTAAGACGAGTAACTGATGGTGATACAGATATTAGTTTAAACGGAGAAAGTGGGGGTAAATTTGTAGAACAAACTAATATAAAGTCTATTTTACCCTTTGCGGGTGATGTAATTGTAGAGGGAAGATTTGGAAATTCTATTAGATTAGGTAATACTTCAAAAACCAACTCAACATATAAAAATAATTGGAGTGATGTAGGAGAAAATGGTAACCCTATTACTATTATAAAAAATGGCCAACCAGATAATACAGACGAAGAAGGATGGTTACCCACAACAGAAAATATAAATAATGATAAATCTTCTATTTATCTTACTTCAAACCAAAAAATACCTATAGTTACATCTTCAGAAAACTATTCTGCCTTTAGAAATCCCCCAGGTATACCAAGGGTATATACATCAAACCAAATAATTTTAAGTAGTGGGAGGTTAGTATTAAATGCTGCTACTGATAGTGTATTAATAAGTAGCCAAAAAGATATATCTTTATCTTCACAAATGAATATAGGTTTAACAGCAGTTAAAGATGTTTCCTTAGTAGGCAACTTTGTAAGACTGGGGAATAGTTCTGCTAATCAATCTTTAGTAAAAGGAGATGCCTTTATGTCCCGATTTGAAATTTTATTATCTAACCTTATTTCTTTATGTGATACATTAGACCAAGCCACCTTTGCAAAAATAGGAATAACAGGACAACTAGAAATAGGACCTCACCCTACTATTTCAGTAATAGCCCCTATTGTTAAAGGAAATTTAGAGGATATTAAAAATGAACTCCCATCTTTATTATCACAAGTAAGTAAAACAATATAATGGCTATAATTAATCCAAATATTAACCAATCTATAGCTCCTGTATTTAAAAAATTTACAGTAGTTGGGAAGGCTTATGATATAGAAACAGGAGAATTTTTAGAAAAAACTAAAATATCAGTAGGATTAGGGGAAGCAGCTTTAGGTTTAAGATCAACTCGTACCGATAACCAGGGTAAATTTAAATTTGAAATTCAATTACAAATAGATGAAGAAACAGGTCAATCTTATTATATAGATTATAATTTAAGATATCAAAAGAAAGGATATTCACTTGAAAGACAACCTATTATTGCCGCTGATGGTACAATTTTAACAACACTAAATAATGTAGGATTAGAAATAAAAACCTCTAGGTTAGAACAAGAAAAAACCCAACTTCAATCTAATATAGAAGAAACTACTCAAAGAATTAAAAAATTAATCCCTAAAGATCCAGGACAAGCCTTAAAAAACATTATTATATCCCAATATAAAAGGATTAAAGATAGTTTAATTCCCATTATATTAAGTTTATTAGCAACTTATGGAATTTCTAGGTTAAGGGATTTTTTAAATGGGGATAGAAGTGAAGTAGATTGCCCTTCACAAAATAAAATTAATGAAACAGTTAGTAAAAAAAACAAAATTGTACGTCAATTAAATAACATATATAAAACAATAGATTCTGCTACTAAAGCAGTTAATACTACTACACGGTTAATTTCAATTTTTAGAGCTTTAGCCCGAGTTTTAATTAATATTCCAATCCCAACCACTATTGGTTTACCTCCAGGACCTGCTGGTGGTGTTATATTTTCTATACCTGCTTCTGTTATTAATAGAATACAAGAAGCAATTAAAAAATTTGATCGTTTATTAGCTAAATTTGCGGGTTTTTCCCTTCCTGTTTTAGTAGCATTAGCCATGTTACAATCTATATTAGCTTTATGTATTCAACTTTTAGGTGGATTAGATAGTGTAATAGCACAATGTTCAGGACAAGGAGGAATAGAAGATGGTAATGGAGAACAACTCTCGGCTGATTTATTAGCCGCAACTCAACAATCTAGTGATGATGGAGAGCCTGTGTTAACTGAGGTAAATGGTTTTATATTAAGTGCTATTACTGTCCCAAATGCAAACGTAGGAAGTTTACAACGTAGACAAGCTATAGCTAAAAATAGGGATGGAGTTGTACTATTAAAAGGAGAACCATCATTTAGTTCATCAGATCAAATATTATTAAACGAATTAGCATTTACTATACAAGTAAATGACTTAAAAGCTGATTAAACCAATATTTATAATAAATCATACACGTATGAAATTAAGTCAATTAAAAACAATTGTTAAAGAAGCCGTAAAAGAAGCAATACAAGAAGAAATGAAAGATATCCTTCTTGAAGCAGTACGCTCCCCTAAACAAACTATCTATGAAAATAAAATGGGTACTCCTACAACGGATGTAGCAAAACCTATATCTGAAGATAATAGAATGGCTATGAGAGAAAATATACAAAATGTATTAGGAGGGATGATGCCAGGTGCAAATGGTACTCTTTCAGCTAATACTAATAATATGCCTTTACAAATGAATGGTCCTGTAGATACAACAAGCCCCAATGGTCAATTACCACAAGGAGAAGTATCAATGGATCAAATAATGGGTTTAATGAATAATTAATTATGGCATTTGGGTCTAGACAAATATTTCCTAATGATTTAAAACCAAGAGTAGCAATTGGTGTGGATATACCATTTAATGCCCCTGGTGTGTTTAGATCTAATTATCAAACTAAAGATGCCATTAAAGCTAATTTATTAAATATATTTTTAACTAATAGAGGAGAACGTATAGCAAATCCTGGGTTTGGGTTAGGATTAAGAGATTTTATTTTCGAACAAATCTCTACTGAAAACTTATCGGGTTTACAGGAAAATATCCAATTACAAGTACAAGATTATATTCCAGATATAAACATAGTATCTTTAGATGTTACAGGTAATCCGGATCAAAACCAAGTAAATATATCTTTATCTTATGCTTTACCAAGCACTAATATAGAAGATAAAATTGAAGTAACCTTTTCATAATGGCTCAAGTTAAAAGAAATATAAATTATTTAGGTAAAGATTTTGGTGATTTTAGAGACCAATTAATAAATTTTTCTAAAACCTATTTTCCAAATACCTATACTGATTTTTCATCTGCCTCTCCTGGCATGATGTTTATGGAACAAGCTTCTTATGTAGGGGATGTTCTTTCATTTTATTTAGATAATCAAATCCAAGAAACATTTTTACAATATGCACGTCAAACAAATAATTTATTTGATTTAGCATATATGTTTGGGTATAAACCTAAAACAACAGGTTTATCAACTGTAAATGTAGATTTTTTCCAACTACTACCTGCTAAATCAAGTGGGGGTTTAACAGTTCCCGATTATGATTATGCCGTTCAAGTATTAGAAAACACCCAATTATCTTCAATTGCTAGAACACCTTTTAAATTTATTGTAGAGGATTTAGTTGATTTTAAAGTATCATCTTCATTAGATCCAACTAATGTAAGTGTAGCTCAAATCTCAAATAATGTCCCAACATATTACCTTTTAAAGAAAACTAGAAAAGCAATTTCAGGAGAAATCCAAACCACAACCTTTAGTTTTGGTGATTATGAAGAATTTCCTACTATTGAAATCACAGGAGATAATATAGCTTACATTTTAGATGTAACAGATTCTGATGGTAATACTTGGTATGAAGTAGATTATTTGGGAGAAGAATCAGTTTATGATAACATTAAAAACACTAACATAAACGATCCTAATAATTCATCTGATAGTAGTGATACACCCTATATTTTACAACTAAAAAAAGTCCAACGTAGATTTGCAACTAGATTTGTAAATGATACTACTTTACAATTACAGTTTGGAAACGGTAATGTAAATGATACAGATGAAACTATTGTTCCTAACCCTGATAATGTAGGTTTAGGTTTACCTTTTGAAATAGATAGATTAAAAACAGCTTATTCTCCAACTAACTTCATTTTTACAAATACTTATGGTATAGCACCTTCAAACACTACCTTAACTATAAGGTATTTAACAGGGGGAGGGGTTAATTCAAATATTGATGCTAATAGTTTAACCCAAATTACACCTTTATCCAATATCCAATTCCAGGATAATAATTTAGACACTACTACAGCACAATATATTTTTGATTCTGTAGAAATCCAAAACCCTGAGGCAGCAACTGGTGGTCAAGATGGGGATTCAATAGAAGAATTAAGACAAAATACAATATCAAATGTATCTACTCAGCTGCGAAATGTAACTGCTGATGATTATCTAGTTCGTACTTTATCTTTACCCTCAAGATATGGAGCTATTTCCAAAGCTCATGTGCAAAAACCAGGTATTGAAGATAATTCAAACAGCACATTAGATATTTATGTATTATCCTATGATTTAAATAAAAACCTTAGAACACCATCTAGTGCTTTAAAGGAAAACCTTAAAACCTATCTTAATGAATATAAAATGATAGGTGATTCTCTAACAATTAAAGATGCTTTTGTTATTAATATTGGTGTAGATTTTGAAATAATTACTTTACCTAATTATAATAATAATGAAGTATTAAGAAGATGTTTAACTTCTTTAATTAATTACTTTAATATTGATAATTGGCAGATTAATGAACCTATTATTTTGCGAAATCTAAATGTATTATTAGATGAGATAGATGGGGTTCAAACTGTAAGAAATGTAACAATAACAAATAAAACTGGAACTACATTAGGATATTCACAATATGCTTATGGTATTGAAGGAGCTACATTAAATAATGTAATATATCCTTCAATCGACCCTATGATATTTGAAGTAAAATATCCTAATCAAGATATAACTGGAAGAGTAGTTAAATTCTAATTAAAAAAACAATGGCGGTATATAAAATATTTCCTACACAAGACGCTACATTATACTCAGAGTATCCTTTAATGAATACTGGGTTAGATGAGATGACTGAAATTAGAAATATTGAAACATCTCTTTCAAATAATAATTCAGTCTCAAGGTATGTTTCCC